GTCCTATTAACTGAGTCTGGCCTTAGCGCGGTAACTTGCAACACTCCACGTCTTGAATAACGTATGGACTAGATCTTTGGCATGTGCCAGGATATGTTGTATTGCTTAACCCGCTTTGGAAGCTTTAAACTTGATGACCCCAAATCCAGTATCATTACGCACACAGTGCGCTTTTGCTGGATCTTGCTTGTAACTTGTCGCAAGACACTTTTCGTTGATTAGACGACGGCTCCCCATCTCTGGGTATAACCGCTGTTGAACTTAGAATCGATTGTGGAGAAGTTAGTTCTCAGTACCTAGTAGCAGAAGTGCTCAGGGATACAGAGATCCTCAAGTGACAAAGTCACCTCGAGGAATCGCTTCTTACACATGGCGGCAGAGGAAATAGAAGGGACAGTTGCAAAGGTCTTTGACCAACGCGGCATGTTCCAACTGTAACTGAGCTTGAGCATGTCCTTATCGGATAGCTCATTAAGCTTAGCATTTCTCGGTCCACAAGCCTCAGGCAGCACAGGTCGTGCTCCAGGGATAATGAACTCTGACGTCTCAACAAGACGACGGACTGTTCTCTTCTCGACCGGTGGGAGAGCCTTACGGCTCTGCCCCGAGACACCTAGGGGTGATAGGCCTTCAGCTGCTTCGATCTCATACATTTGCCCGAGGGCACATGCTATCTCGAAGGAGTGGGGGACTTCTACCACCTCCAAAAGGCTCAGATCGTTCACCTTCTTAGGTGAACCGACTGGTCCGGCCGGGGGTGTAGTGTAATCGACAATCCAACGATCATAGAGGTACTGCGCTAGTTTGCGCTGTGACCCTGTGACGAGGACTCTCGATGGCTGACTATGATTAGGATTAGAGGTGATAAATGTGCCAGCGGGGGGATTCAAACCCAGACCGCCAAGCTCAGGTGCAATAAAGTAATTAAGTTGCACACCGCGATGGGAGGAGCACTGCTCCATCTCAAAGCGATTAATCGGCAAAAATCGTTGCGAGGCCCTGCTCTGGTTAAGAGCACCTGCAATGCACGGATTGTGCAGCAGGTATACAGGCTTCGCCTCCTCTCCCTCTCGCGCACCGACTTTAGACTGCCCATAGAGCAGACCGGTGTTAAAGAAAGGAACTCTCGTCGGTATCCGGACTGCCTGTCCAGCCGAGAAGAGTTGTGAATTGATAGTAAAGAACGTCGGATGGACGAAGTTCTTTCCAGGACTTGGGACGAATCCTGCTTCATGCAGGTTCGAATACCAGTTCTGGTATTGTTCGTACTCAGTACGGAACAAGATATCATCACCATTGACAAGGGCCTTGAGCTGACGAAAGTTTGTTACTTTCGGCTCGACCGTATGCCAGTAGTGCGCAAGGTTCACGGCACAGAGGATAGGGAAGGATAAAACCGACCCCATCAACTGTCCATTAGCTTGCATCACAGGAGGAAGATCACTGCCGTCCGGACCGGACTTCTTAGGGTAATGAATCTCGTGCTCATAGAGCACTCGACGGACGATGGAGTTGTACTCCTCGCCCAGATCGCACTCATCGAGTACGATTTCAAAAGCCATCTTAGTAAGTTCGATCTTGATAAGATCCGTTGCTCCGGAATAATCTCCAGAGACCCACAGGCCAGAGGGCGACTTCTCAGTCAACCACTCTATGGC